AAAATATCCCCGGTGGGATTCCGCCGATTCGCGATTCGGATCCGCCTCTTCGACCCGGAGAGGGCTTTCTCCTTTCACTTCGCCGGTTCGAGGGGGCAGATCTGAGTCGCGGAAAGGAGAAGGAACGCGATGGAAGAGGAGGAGAACACTATCGGATCGCCTCCGGAGACCCCGGAGGCGATGGAGACGAAGCTCATAGGTCTCGCAATGCGCAACGCCGAGGAGCTTCTACAGGCCCGGAAGGCCCCAACAACCGTTCTGGTCCATTTTCTGAGGCTCGGATCCCTTCGAGCGGAGATAGAGTTGCAGAAGGCCCTGAAGGAGAGGGACCTCCTCGTCGCCCGTACGGACGAGACCCGTGCCAAGACGGATCGCGGACAGATCGCAGCCGACGCCATCGCGGCCTTCCGGTCCTATCGCAGCTCGGAGGACGCGGATGACTAGGACATATTCCCATCTGATGTCGCTTCCGGATTACAACGACCGCTTCGACTACCTGAAGATCAAGGGAACCGTCGGCGAGCCGACTTTCGGGTGGGCCCGATATTTGAACCAGGTGTTCTACAGGAGCCGGGCATGGCGCCGAGTTCGCGATCATGTGATCGTTCGGGATTCCGGTTACGATCTGGCCCATCCGGATCATCCCATACCCGGGAAGATCCTGGTGCATCACATGAACCCGATCACCGAGGAGGACCTGGATTCCCGCAATCCCGATATTCTCGACCCGGAGTTCCTGATCGCAGTGTCTCACGACACGCACAACGCCATACACTTCGGGCTCGACCGACCGCCCATTCCGGCATTCGTCGAGCGCCGTCCGAACGATATGATTCCCTGGAGGTGAGATGACCGTACTATCCGATGTGAAGCAGTACCTCGGCATCGACCCCGAGGACACCACCTTCGACGTCGACTTGATGATGCACATCGACTCGGCGCTCGCCGTTCTCAACGATCTCGGCGCCTGCGGGCCTCTCACGTGCACGCCGAAGCTCGAATGGTCTTCGGTGTACTGGGACCCCAGGCTCTCGATCGTCAAGAATGTCGTCTACCTCCAAACCAGACTGGTCTTCGATCCTCCGCAGTACTCGTTCCATGTCGCCCCCCTCGAAAAGGTCCTGTCGGAGTACAAGTATCGGATACGAGACATAGCCGAGGAGGCGAAATGACCGTACTCAAGCAATTCGGCGTCCCCGGAATGAAATGGGGGATTCGAAAGCCCACGACTCGGGGTTCGACTCCCCCGTCCAAGAGGAAGCCGAAGGCCGAGGGATCCTCCGTCGAGACCGAGGGCGGACACAAGCGCGTTCGGGACATGAGCGACGCCGAGCTTCAGAGCAAGATCCGTCGGATCCAGCTCGAACGTCAGCTCGAGTCCCTCATGCAGAAGCCCCCGCCTCCGAAGTCGAAGGGGCGCGAACTCGTCGAGAGCATCCTGTACGACACGGGGCGCGATCTCGGCAAGAAGGCGCTCACGCACATCGGAACGCAGGCTCTTGATCGCGTCATTCCCGGTTTCGCCGCTTCCCAGAAGAAGGAGAAGGGGAAGAAGAACGCAACGGTGAACGACGTTCGCAACATCGTCGAGGAGATCAAGAACGCTTCTCAAAATGGGAGTAAGAAGGAGAAGCCCAAGGACGAGAAGAAGGCGGAGAAGGAGCCTGAGCAGAAGCCCTCCGACTCCAAGAAGGACGAGCCGTCGTCCCCGCCTCCGCCGGAGACCCCGAAGACGGGAAGGCCCGCACCCTCAGGGGAAGGCTACCCAAAAGATGGAAGCGGCGAAAGCGATTCTACGCGTAAGCGCCGCTTCTTCGGTGGCAGGGGACGAAGCGCCGGTCGTGGAGCACGGCAGACCAAGCCCTCGGGGCCCGTCCGCGTTCCCGACGCCTCGGTGCGCTCGATCAGTCGGGAGATCGTCCTTCGGGGTTCGAATTACTGATCATGCTGTCGAACACCGCGATCCCCCATCACTACGCCGAGTTCAAACGCGCCGTCCTATCCGGCGAGATACCCGTGTGCCGGGAGATCTCGATGGAGATGAACCGCGTCGACCATCTGGTGGAGGACCCGAGGTACTACTACGACGACGAGGCGATCGACGGATTCGTCAGGTACTGCGAGAACGAGTGCACACTCACCAACGGGGACTCCTTCACTCTCCTCCCGTCATTCAGGGTCTGGGCCGAGCAGCTGCTCGCCTGGTTCTACTTCGAGGAGCAGAGCGTCTACGTCCCCAACGAGAGCGGCGTCGGCGGGCATTACGAAACCCGCCGGGTCAAGCACCGTCTCGTCGACAAGCAGTACCTGATCGTCGGCCGGGGCGCGGCCAAGTCCATGTACTCCTCCCTGATTCAGTCGTACATGCTGAACATCGACACGACTACGACCCGTCAAGTGGTCGTGGCCCCGACGATGATCCAGGCCGAGGAGATCATGGGGCCCATTAAGACGGCGATCGCCCGGGCCCGAGGACCTCTGTTCGCGTTCCTCACCGAGGGGTCGTTGCAGAACACCACGGGCAATCGGGCCAACCGTCCCATGCTCCACCCCACGAAGAAGGGCATTCAGAACTTCATCACCGATTCCCTGATCGAGGTCCGCCCCATGGCGGTCGACCGTCTACAGGGACTCCGCTCCAAGGTCAACACCGTTGACGAGTGGCTCTCGGGGGATGTCCGCGAGGACGTCGTCGAAGCCCTGGAGCAGGGCGCGTCGAAGGTGCCCGGATGGATGATCATCGCGACATCCTCCGAGGGGACCGTGCGCAATGGCGTCGGCGACACGAAGAAGATGGAGCTCCTGAAGATCCTGAAGGGGGAGGTGTACGATCCCCACACCTCGATATGGCACTACCGCCTCGACGCCGTCGAAGAGGTGGGCGACCCGGACAAGTGGCTGAAGGCCAATCCGAATATCGGGAAGACCATCTCCTACGAGGCGTATCAGCGCGCCGTATCGAGAGCGGAGGCCAATCCCTCGCTAAGGAATGATATTCTGGCGAAGATGTTCGGCATCCCGATGGAGGGGTACACGTACTACTTCACCTACGAGGAGACGCTCGCCCGCAAGAAGAAGGTCGAGTTCTGGCGCATGTCGTGCGCCATGGGCGCCGACCTCTCGCAGGGAGACGACTTCTGCGCCTTCACGTTCCTGTTCCCGTTGCAAGGCGGAGATTTCGGCGTCAAGACGCGGTGCTACATCACATCGCACACGTTGAACGCCCTACCCGCCGCCGCGCGTGCGAAGTACGACGAGTTCATCAACGAGGGCTCCCTTCAGGTGATGGAGCGCACCGTTCTCGATATGATCGAGGTCTACGAGGATCTTGATCGGTATATCGAGCGGTCCGAGTACGACGTGTACGCCATGGGGTACGACCCCTACAACGCCAAGGACTTCGTTCAGCGCTGGGAGCAGCGCCACGGGGCCCATGGCATCGAGAAGGTGATTCAGGGGGCGAAGACGGAGTCGGTTCCGCTCGGGGAGATCAAGATCCTGGCGTCGGAACGGCTTCTCATATTCGACCAGTCGCTCATGCAATGGGCGATGGGCAATGCGATCGCCCTTACGGACACCAACGGCAACCGCAAGCTCTACAAGGCCAAGCGGGAGCAGAAGATCGACGCGGTCGCCGCCCTCATGGACGCATACATCGCGTACAAGGTCCACCGCAACCGCTTCGATTAGAAAGGAGGGCGGTTGAGCCTCAGATCAACGCTAAGGAAGTTCGAGAGCGTCTTCGACTTCTTCTCCTCGAAGAGGCGTCGAGAAGTCGACGAGGGGACTTCGGGCAGCCGATACGGCTCGATGCTCTTCAGTCCCTTCCGAACCACGGCGAACCAGTTCACCACGAAGTTGTACAACCAGATCGCGATCGACGTCGCCTCGACGACGTTCCGCCACATCGAACAGACCGATTCGGGGGAGTACTCCAAGGATATTCCGTCGTCTCTCGACAAATGCTTCCGCTTCATGGCGAATGTCGATCAGACGTGGTCCGCCTTCATCCGAGACGTCGTCTGGACGCTCTTCGAGAACGGGCATGCCGCGATCGTCGCCACGGACACCACCGCGAACCCCTTCTACACCGAGGAGTTCGACGTCCTCTCCCTCCGAGTGGGCACGGTGACTCAGTGGAACCCGAGAAGTGTTCGGATCTCGCTCTACAACGACCGAACGGGCCAGCGCGAGGAGATCAACATCGAGAAGGATCTCGTCGCCATCGTGAACAATCCGATGTTCATGGTGATGAACGAAGCGACCTCCGATCTTCGTCGTCTTCTTCGAAAACTGGTCCTTCTCGACGCCATTGACGAGCAGTCCGGGTCGGGGAAGCTCGATCTGATCATCCAACTCCCCTACAGCGTCTCCAGCGAACGCCAGATGCAGCGCGCCGAACGCCGGCGCAAGTCTCTGGAGAGACAGATGGAGAACAGCAAGTACGGCGTCGGCTGGATCGACGACACCGAGAAGGTCACGCAGCTCAACCGGGCCTCGGAGAACAATCTGATGGCCCAGGTCGAGTGGCTGACCACCCAGGTGTACTCGGCTCTCGGGATCTCCAAGGAGATCTTCGAGGGAACGGCGACCGAGCAGCAGATGCTCGTCTACCAGACCCGGACCCTCAATCCGATTCTCCGTGAGATCGCGACCACGATGTCCTACGCGTTCCTCGGTGAGAACGCCCGAGGCCGCGGGCAGAGGATCGCGTGGTTCAGGGATCCGTTCGAACTTGTTCCGATGTCCTCCATGGGCGATCTCGTTCAGGCGCTCACCTCGGCCGAGGTGATGACGTCGAACGAGGCCCGTGCGAAGCTCGGCTTCATGCGGGCCAGCGATCCGCGCGCGGACGAGCTCGTCAACGCGAACATCAATGCGACGTCCCCTCCGGACGTTCCGAAACCGACGACCGAGGAGGTCTCATAATGGGAGGTAATTCCCGAACTCCCGACTGCGAGGGGTGGGCCACCCGATACGGGGTCCGGTGCTCCGACGGAGTCACCATTGGGAACGGGGCATTCGCCCATGAGGACGGGAACAAGATTCCCGTTGTCTATCAGCACAATCACACCGAGTCGTCCGAGCTGCTCGGGCACGCCATTCTCAAGCACGAGAGCGGCGGAGTCCGCGCCAAGGTGTTCTTCGATGATACCCCGCAGGGGGACAATGCCCGTAAGCAGGTGAGGTCCGGCACTCTGGGCGCCATGTCCATCTACGCCAAGAACGTCCAGCGCCGGGGCAACGTGGTCAGCCACGCGGACCTCGTCGAGGTCTCGCTCGTCCTCCGTCCGGCCAATCCCGAGGCCCGAATCTACGATGTCGCGCTCGAGCACTCCGGCGAGGACGGCACCTATTACACCGACGAGGGCGAGATCGTCATCGAGAGCGGCGAGCCGCTCGTCCTCCAGCACGACGACTCGGATGAGAAGACCGAGGACGACTCCAAGGAGAAGACCGTCGGGGAGATCTACGACGCGATGACCGAGGAGCAGAAGCGCGCCGTCGCGGCGATCGTCCTCGAAACCGTCCGAACCGCCGGCGAGGACGACAATACCGAAACCGACGAGAGGAAGGACTCCGACGTGAGCCCCACCACCCATAACGTCTTCGAGCGGGGGTCCGATTCCGACCTCAAGCAGGATGACGTCGACGTCGCCGGGGCCGTCGCGGCCATCGGCGCCGACATGAAGAAGGGGATGACGTTCAAGCAGTCGCTCCTTGTTCACGCGGAGAGCTACGGGATCTCCAATCCCGAGATGCTCTTCCCCGAGCCCAAGGACACCGGCGGCATCACCGAGCTCCGAAGGGACCAGACCTGGGCCAACCGCCTGGTCTCCGGGGTCACCCATCTCCCCTTCTCCCGCTTCCGGTCCCGCTACGCGGTGCTCACCGGCGACGAGATCCGCGCCCGAGGGTACATCACGGGTTCGCTCAAGTACGACACCGTGTACAAGAGCCTCAAGAGGCAGACTTCACCGACGACGGTCGTCGTCAAGACCAAGCTGGACCGTGACGATCAGCTCGACATCACGACCATCGACATCTGGGAGTGGATGAAGCGTCAGCTCACCATCGACATGAATGAGGAGCTCGCTCGAGCGTTCCTCATCGGCGATGGCCGCGACGCGGACTCCGCCGACAAGATCAACCCGGATTGCATTCGCCCGATCCTCGCCGAGGACGACCTCTACGCGCCCAAGTACGCGCTGAGCTCCGACGCCCTCGACACCAAGACCAACCTCGATCTCCTCGTCGAGGAGATGACGTACATGCTGGACGAGTACCGGGGCAAGAGCGAGCCTCTGTTCTGGGCGCCCAAGCGCACTATCGACCGGCTCACCTGGCTGCGCGACAAGCAGGGTCGTCGGATCTACAGGACGCGCGACGAACTCGCCAGCGCCATCGGATGCTCGGGATTCGTCAACGTTCCCCTGCTCAAGGGGGCCAAGATCCAGCTGGAGGGCGGCCTCCGGGACGTGTTCGGCGTCTTCTTCCTCCCGAGCGACTACCACGTCGGCACCGACAACGGCGGTCAGCTCACCTCGATGGAGGGGTTCGACATCGACCACAACCAGCGGAAGGCCCTTCAGGAGACCCGCTGCTCCGGCGCGCTCCGGGACCCGGGCACCGCGGTGATCGTCACCGGCGCCCTCGCCCCCGTCGCCGGTGCCAAGAAGGACCCGAAGAAGTCCACCGATCCTCAGCTCCCCGAGATGAACTGAGCGATCGTGAAATACTTCGGCAGAATCGCGTTCTCCTCTGTCGAAGAGACGTCCCCCGGTATCTTCGTCGAGACTCCCGTCATCCGAAGATACCGGGGGAACGTCACGACCAATGCCCATCGGTACAGCATGGGTTCGGATCCGAACGGAAAGGTGCAGTCCGGTCAGATTCTCTCGATCGTCGGAGACGAGTACGCGTTCACGCACCCGTTCGATATTCGGTGGGTCGAGTTCGGCGGGGAGAAGTGGCTCGTCGTATACACGGATATTCGACGCCCCAGGCTTTATCTGACTCTTGGAGCGCGGTACAATGACGAGGGATGACCTCCATCAGGTTCTCGTTCGAATCCTCGGGTCGAACAATGTGTATTACCATCCCCCCGTGAATCTGAAGATCTCGTATCCGGCGATCGTGTACGAGAAGACGCAGTACTGGCAGGCTTACGCCGATAATCTCGGATACGCGCGAATCCCCCAGTATCGGGCGACCGTAATATCCAGACTGCCGGATCATCCGGCGATCGAACGCATCCTGGATCTCCGAGGGAGCGATTACGTCTCGCATTTCGTGTCCGAGGGGCTCCATCACGACATCATCGACATCTTCCAATAAGGAGAATCATGGCAGCCCTGGAATGGGACAAGATTGAGAATCGGACCGGTGAGAACGGCGCCGATCACGGCGTCATCTACCGACTCGACGCCACCGGAGCGTACAACAAGGCCGAGGTCTGGGACGGTCTCACCGCGGTGAACATGGCGCCCGAGGGCGCTGAGGCCCAGAAGATGTATGCCGACAACATCCTGTACGGCACGCTCCGCGGCGCGGAGACCTCGAAGGGCACTATCGAGGCGTTCCGCTTCCCGGAGTCCTTCCGTGAGTGCGACGGCACCAAGCTCATCGACGCCGCGGTGGAGGGTCTGTACGCGACGGGCCAGCAGAGGCAGCCCTTCGGCTTCTCGTGGCGCACTCTGATCCTCGATTCCAACGGAACCGAGATCGGCTACAAGATCCACCTCACCTACGGAAACACGGCTTCGCCGTCCTCGCAGGACAACAGCACCATCAACGAGAGTCCGGAGTACAAGTCCTTCTCGTGGGAGTTCGAGTCGGTCCCCGTCCCCGTTCCGGGCCTGCGCCCCTCGGCGCGCCTCGAGCTGGACAGTCGGAAGGTTCCGGCCAAGAAGATGGAGGCGGCCCTCGACGTCCTTTACGGGCGGAAGACCGAGCCCGCCAAGCTCCCGACGCCTGCGGAGCTCGTGGCCCTCATGAAGGCCGCGAATTAGGAGACCGGGAATGCTCGAGCTGCACCTTCCGGAAGTCGACGGATGGGATGAGGCTGCTGAGGAGTTCGTCAGACTGCCGGCGTTGACGGTGCAGCTCGAGCATTCCCTCCTCTCCCTGTCAAAATGGGAGGGGCGCAACAAGGTTCCGTTCTTCGGTCCGAAGGAGCGGTCGACCGAGGAGATGCTCGACTACGTCTCGTGCATGGCGGATCCCGACATTCCGATGACCGTGCTCATGCGCTTCCGGGAAGAGGACTTCCTCAAGGTCAACAACTACATACAGGACAAGATGACCGCGACGACGATCACGGATCACACCGGCGCTTCGCCGAAGCGTCAGATCGTCACCTCGGAACTCATCTACGCCTGGCTGACCCTCCTCGAGATCCCTTACGGGGACGTGGAGCACTGGCACCTGAATCGGTTACTGACTCTCATCCGAACCGTTCAGGTGCTCAAGGATCCGAAGAAGAACCGGAAACCGACTCCGTCGGCACTGGCGGAGCGCGACAGGCTCAATGCCATGCGGAACGCCGAAGCGGCGAGAAGGAGAGCAAGACGTGGCTAACATCAAGGGCGTGCTCACGGCATGCCCGACGACGATTCTGGTGAACCCGGTCGTCAACGGGGCGGCGGATCTCACGAAGAAGCGATTCGCGATCCGCCCCGGCGTCGTGGTGGACATCACGACCGACGACGGTTACTACAACATCGAGTCGAATGAGGGGCAGTTCGACACCGAGATGCGAATGCTCGCTGGAAGTCTGACTCCCGACGACCTCCTCTCCTCCGGCACCGGGGCATCGGGCGGGGGCTTCCTCCGCCTCGGCGTCACGGACCCCGTTCCTCCGGGAACGCCCGAGGGGACCCTCGTGATCCGAGTGCCATGAGCATCGCGCTGCGAGGATTCGCCCATGCCGAGGCGTTCAAGGGCGAGGCGACGACGCTGAGCGCCACCTCCAGAGTCGGAGACACCGCCGTCCTCATAATGAGTGGTCAACAGGTGTCGCCCGGCGATCTGACCGTCCCGGAGGGATGGACCGGCGTCGCCCAGCAGCAGATCGTCGGGATCACCAGGTGCGGCTACTTCGCTCGACGCCTGGTCACCGATCCCGCCCAGACTCAGGATATCCAGTGGGCGAACAAGAGTCAGTTCTGGGGCGCGAGACAGAACGCGTTCCTGATGATCTTCGACGGCGAGGCCGATGTCCGCCCCGGCGATCCGCCATGGGCGGAAGGCGTGCCCACCATCGAGCGGGAGTCCTACGTCGTCTCTCAGAGTCACGGCCCGTCCGCGAATCAGTTGATGGAGTGGACCGTTCTCGACGGCGACATCGTGTTCACCGGAAAGGCGACGGTCTCGTCCGAGAAGTCGTGGTCCGCATTGCGCGTGGCCCGCACGTCCCACACTCCCGTTGTCGGTCCTCCGGGACAGGTTCCCGCAGCCTGGCTCGCGTTCTCCATCGTCAGGCCCGTTCCGGCCCCTTTGCAGAACGTGTCCGTCTACGAGGGCGGAACGACCAAGCCGTGCATCCTCTCCGTGTGGAGGAAGCGCGACGAGATCTTCGCCCGGAGAGCCGGCGTCATGCCGCCCCTGGCCAAGTCCACTGCGGCGCTGCTCGCCAAGAACGGCTTCGTCGTGGCCCATCGCGGAGGCTCTCAGGGATGGGTCGAGGGGACGGCTCAGGGTTACACCGATTCCGTGGCGCACGGGGTCGACGCCCTCGAGTTCTCGGCCGCGAGGACCGTCGACGGCGTCTGGTTCCAGAACCACGACAACAATCTGAAGTCCCTCGGGGGTCCGGATCGCTCGACTTCCACGATGACATGGTCCGAGGTCGTCGAGGCGCTGAAAGGCACCGGGAAGACGCCGTGTCGACTCGATTGGCTTCTGGAGCACTACGGGGACGGCGTCATGGTCTTCGATCCGAAGAACTCGTTCGCCCGTTACGACGAGATTCATGATATTTTCAAGAGTCGGCGTGACCGCACCATCATGAAGTTCTTCGGGGACAACAAGGCGTTCTTCCAGCAGATGAAGCTTCGTGGATATTCGACATGGGGGTATGCCTACCCGTCCTCTGTCGGCTCCGCATGGTGGAACGACTTCGTGAACGGAGCGCACGTCGACATCCCCTCGATGTCGTGGGACGCGTCTGCGGATATTTGGAAGACCCTGGTGGATACCGGGAAACCGGTGGTCTCCCACATCACCTCCATCAAGGCGCAGATCGACGCGGCCGCGGCGAAGGGCGCACGGGGGTCCATCGTCTCCGCCGTATCCACAGTACTGTCAATCCAAGTGTAAGGAGAATCATGGCAACCACCGTTCAGTACGGGACCGTCTTCACGACTCCCGTCGTCATCCGCCCGCTGACCGTCAAGGAGGAGGACCTCAAGAAGAAGGGGGTCTATCTCGACAAGACGCGCACCACGGTCAACCTCGAGGCCGGCATCTACCTCTTCGAGTTCCCGAAGACCAACCTGCCCGTCATCCCCAGGAAGATCAGCGGTACCGGCACCCTCACGGTCGACGCCGTCATTCCGTCGTGATCATGCGCAAGTACCCCATCGCACGAGCCGAGAGGATGGGGCTGCCGGGCACCTCGGCGGTTCTCCGCCCCGGGGCGAAGGATCTCCAGCCCTCCGAGAAGACCTACCTCGTCGAGGTCGTCGGCGAGACACCGAACGCCGCTCCGATCCGAGTCGGAGGTTCGGTGTCGTACGGGCAGGTGCTCAACGAGCTCGCGCCCATCCGCGGGCTCACCGTGGGCGTCATCGGAGATTCCTTCACGGAGGGCGAGAACGGGGTTCCGTCCTATCTGGGGGTGGCCTCGGTCATGTGCAGGGAGCTGCACGCCGATGTCATCCCGTCCTACCAGACCGGAACCGGGTACCTCAGTCCCGGGCAGGGCGGCAGGGGCGTATTCGGTGACGACAGCCGGATCGACGCCGTTCTGGCCGGCGACCCCGACGTCCTATTCTTCTTCGGCTCGGTCAACGACAGGGCCCGAGGAGACGGGAACGCCGTGGCGACCGCCGCCGAGGCCGTCTATCGGAAGGTCTGGAGCAAGCGACGTGATATTCCCATCATCGTGGCCGGTATTCAGCCGACTGCTCCGCCGCCGACGTTCTCCGATGCCACCTCCGACATCAACCAGAAGATGAGGGCCCTCGTCGAGCGCCTCAATGAGGATTACCCGATCGCGTACATCGACCAGATCGGCACGAGCATCAGCAACGCGACGGCGTTCGTTCAGGGCAAGCCGTATTCCGCGGGAGACGTCGTCTACTTCGAGGGTGTCGGCTACGAGTTCCGAGAGAACTGGTCGGGAGCATCCCTGGAGGAGGCGCCGGTCCGCCGTACGTCGATCTGCTTCACGGGAACCGGACAGGTCGGTACGCCGAAGAAGGACGGCAACAGGGATATTTACCTGCACTCGGACGGGACTCACCCCACATGGTCCGGATCCGAGGCGTACGGCAAGGCGCTCGCCGCCGAGTTCGCGGTGGCCTACCGGGAGACCTTCTTCCGCCGGCCGAGGACTGAGCACGTCGAGCCTCCTGCGCCGCCGACTCCCAATCCGTTCCGCGACGAGCCGCATCTCGCGGCGTTCAACGCGCATTACTGGGACGAGGACGAGGTGGTCGCCTCCGAGACGAGGCTCCGGAAGGCCGTCTCCGACGGCGCCGACGGCTTCGTGTTCTGGGTGCGGAGCACCTCGGACGACGTGCTCGTGCTGTCGTTCGCCAACACGCTCCCGATGGCAGAGGGGGCGAGCCCCAACGTCAATCAGACGACTCTTGAGGCTCTGAGGGGCCTCAAGACGAAGGGCGGGAAGATCGCCACCCTCGAAGAGGGGCTCAAGCTCTGCAAGGAGCTCAATGTCGGATGCATCGTTCTCAACGGCGTCAAGTTCCCCCAGGACGGCAGCCAGTCGTGGAACGTGCGCATCGAGAACAACATCGCCGCCATGGTAAAGGCCGTGTTCGGCGACGACGCGTCGAAGTACGTCAAGTTCTACACCGGCCCGACCGACTCCGACGCTCGCACTCGGTACGCGGCCGTTGTTCCGGACGCTGAACAGGTCATCCACTACCACAACGACACCGTTGTCAACACTCCGCCGCCGGCCGGGAGCATCATCTCCTCGGCCAATACGCTCAACGCCGCGTCCGTGGCCAAGCTCAAGACCTACGGGCGCCCGATGTGGTACACGCAGATCGCCAATCGGCAGCTGGGCGAGGGCGCGAGGAGTCTCGGTGTCGACTGGAAGGGATTCACCTTCCGAGTGCGAGTCGCGCTCGAAGCCCTTCCCCCGAAGCAGTAGACCCGCTCAAAATAGGAGGTTATATGAGCGACCCACAGGATCGGCAGGAGGCCGATCTCACCAGGAGCGTCGGCGATCCCTTCGAGGACAAGGCCGATGACGTTCCTCAGACGCCGGAGGTACTCTCGTGAGCGGGCCTGCCGACGTTCTCTATCACGCCGCCAAGCGGATCGGGTACTACGCCCCCGATGACCCGGAGCCGGGCTCGGAGGCCGGCAGGTACTGGGCCCGCAAGACCGGGCAGGCGTGGCTCGCCGGTCCGTCGACCTCGATCTGGTGGTGCATGCTGTTCGTCAGCATGTGCTTCGACGAGGCCGGCCAGATCGACGCCATCGGCGGATTCTCGTACAACACCGATGTCACCCTCGCCCACATCCGCAACCATCCGGACGCGTACTTCGTCTCCATCGCGGAGGCGGAGCCCGGCGATGTCGTCATCTTCGACTGGGACGACAGCACTGCGGCCACCGACCACGTCGGCATCGTCGAGGCGAACCTCGGCGGCGGAGTCCTCCAGACGATCGAGGGCAACACCTCGTCCGGCGCGTACGGCTCGCAGTCCGCGGGCAACGGCGTCTGGCGGAGGCAGCGGTCCTACGGGATCGCCTATGTCATCCGTCCGGCGTGGGTCGAGAACGGCTCCTCCGCCCCGTCCGTCTCCAGGCCCTCCTGGTGGATCGACGAGGACGGTGCGTGGGGCGCCCAGACCGGGGCCCGGTTCCGCGGCGTCATGGGGCTCGATTCTTCGGCCACGTGGACGGAGGCGTGCAAGCGCTTCCAGACGTTCCTCAACGGGGCTCTCGACGCCTACGAGATCCGCAAGCTCACCGGAGACTACAAACTCGAGGTGGACGGCGTCGATGGTGAGAAGACCTGGAAGTGCTTCCAGCACTTCTGGAACATGTCCGACATCCCCGGCGACGACTCCCTCCTCGAGGAGGACGGCGTCCAGGGGATCGACACGACCACGAAGGTCCAGAAGGCCCTGAACGCCAGCTGGCACGGGTCACTGGGCCTGGCCAAGGCTCCCTGAGGCTCAAAATGGGAGGAATGGTACTGGAGGCCAAGGGCGGCTTCCCGAAAACCGAATCGTGGCTCGCGAAGATCGGCAAGATGTCAATCTCCGCTCAGTTGTCGCGCTATGGGGAGAAGGGCGTCCGCGCTCTGGCCTCCAGTACCCCCCGACGAACCGGGAAGACTGCCGGGTCGTGGGGGTATGAGATCAGTCAGAAGGGGAACAAGTGGACGATAACGTGGACGAACACGAACATCGTCAACGGAGTCCCCATTGCGCTCGTCCTCGAGTACGGGCACGGCACCGGCACCGGCGGTTACGTCGCCGGTAGGCAGTACATCACCAAGGCGATCGAACCGATAATGAACGAGATCGCGGACGGGGTCTGGAAGGCGGTGAAGAATGGCTAGCGTCGAGTCCAGAGTGGTATCTCTGAAGTTCGATAACAGTCAGTTCATGAGCGGTGTGAAGAGCACCCTCGACGGCCTCAAGGGCCTCAAGCAGTCGATGTCCGAGAAGATCAGCTCGTCTCCGCTCTCGGGGATCGCCGATTCCATTCGGGCCATCGACTTCTCCTCGATCTCCAACGGGGCCTCCGATGCCGGAAACCGGATCGGAATCTTCGCCACCGCCGCAGGGGTGGCCCTGGGCAATCTCGCGTCCAAGGCCATTGAGGCCGGCGTGAGCATGGTGAAGTCGTTCACGATCCAACCGATCATCGACGGCTTCAAGGAGTACGAGCTCCAGCTCAACTCCGTGCAGACCATTCTCGCCAACACTGCGAGCAAGGGCGAGAACATCCAGACGGTCAATGCCGCCCTGGACGAGCTGAACCGGTATGCGGATCTCACGAAGTACAACTTCTCCGAGATGACGCACAACATCGGCATGTTCACGTCCGCCGGTGTCGGGCTGAAGGACTCCGTATCGGCCATCAAGGGCCTGTCCAACGTCGCGGCGGCATCGGGATCCACGTCCCAGCAGGCCGCGACCGCGATGTACCAGCTGTCGCAGGCGATCTCCGCCGGCAGCGTGAAGTTGATGGACTGGAACTCCATCGTGAATGCCGGAATGGGCGGCGAGCAGTTCCAGGAGGCCCTGAAGCGCACGGCTCGCATGCACGGCGAGGCCGTCGACGAGTACATCGAGAAGGAGGGGTCCTTCCGAGAGTCCCTCAAGGACGGCTGGCTGACCGCTGAGGTCATGCTGGACACCCTCAACCAGATGACTGGCGACCTCACCGACGAGCAGCTCCGAGAGATGGGCTACACGGACGAGCAGATCGCCCAGATCCAGCAGTTCGCGAAGGCCGGCCTCGAGGCCGCCACCTCGTACAAGACCTGGTCCGATGTCGTCGACGCCTCGATGGAGGCCGTCGGGTCGGGCTGGGCCTCGTTCTGGCGGATCATAATCGGAGACTTCGAGCAGGCCAAGACGCTGTGGACCGAGGTCGGCAACGCCGTGTCCAACTCGATCGGCAGCATGTTCGACTCCATCAACGGGGTTGCGCAGGCTTTCGTCGATCTCGGCGGCCGTGCCGCGGTGATCAACACCATCCGCAACATCGTCCTCGCCGTGGTCCGTCCGATCAAGGCACTCGGGCAGGCGTTCGGAGACGTCTTCACCGGCGGACCGGCCAACATGCTCGCCACCTTCGCCAAGGGGCTGGAGAAGCTCACCTCGATATTCGTCCTCAGCGAGGAGAATGCGGGTCGTCTGCGCACGGCCTTCGCGGGAATCTGGTCGGTCCTGCACATCATGCTCTGGCCGATCCAGCAGATCGGGAAGCTCTTCGCCTGGGTCGCCAATGGCGTTCTCAGTCTGGTGGGCATTCTCACCGGGGGAGCCACGACCGGCTTCCTCGGCGTCGCCTCCGCCATCGCCAAGGGTCCGATCGCGCTCGACAAGTGGATCTCCAGTCTCAACCCGATCGGGAAGCTGATCGACTGGGTGAACGGCAAGCTGGCGGCACTCCGCGACTGGCTCGGACCGAAGTTCACCGGAGCCATCGACGGCGCCAAGGACGCATTCGGCCGTCTCAAGGACGCCGCCGGCGAGAAGGTCTCGGCGGGCTGGGACAAGCTGCGCGAGAAGGGGTCCTCCTTCGCCAGCACGATCGCCGCCAAGTTCTCCCCCGCGGTCGATTCCGCGAAGGGAGCGCTTGACGCCTTCGGCGAATCAGTCAAGGGCAAGATCGAGAGCGGTCTCACCAGTCTTTCGGAGAAGTCCAAGACCGTTGCGACGATCTTCGGCGAGGTGTTCTCCGGACGAGTCATGGCCGTCGCCCCCGGATTCGCCACTGCGGTCTACAAGATCGCTGATGCGATGCACCGGGCGTACGAGAAGGTCAAGGAGTTCGCCGGTGAGATGGGGAAGACCTTCGATGCGAAGGTCGTCGCGTGGGCCGACAAGCTCGCGCAGAAGTTCTCCTCGGTCGGCTCCGCCGTGGGCGCCGCGAAGGATGCGGTGTCGTCCGTCAGCGCTCCGAACGTCGACACATCCCAGGTGCAGGCCGCCGCGACGAGCGCGCAGGAGAGTGCATCGGCCGCGGCCTCCCAGGCGAAGTCAAAATGGGAGGCATTCGCCGACTGGCTCACGACCGAGCTCCCGGCCAAGTTCAACAAGATCAAGCAGGACCTCGCTCCGCTGGCCAACGCCCTCAAGACCGTCTTCGGAGGCGTCGGCAAGGCGATCAAGGAGGCATTCCGCATCGACGAGGGCGACCTCGGGTTCGCCAAGATCGTCAACTGGATCCTCGCCGGGGGTCTTGTCGCCGCCATCTACAAGCTGGCCGACGCCTTCAAGGGCGTAAAGGCCCCGATCGGGGCCTTCGAGGAGCTCCTCGGTTCGCTCGGGAAGACCCTCGACGCGACGGCCAATCGGATCAACGCCAAGGCGCTTCTCACCGTCGCCGCCGCCATCGCCATCCTCGCCGCGTCGATGTGGCTGCTCGCCACGATCCCCGCCGACGGGGTGACCAATGCCGGCGTTGCCATCGGCGTCGTCACCGGAGCCGTGGTCGCGCTGATCAAGACGATGTCCGGCATCGCCAAGGATCTCAAGACCGGAGGGGCGCTCGCTCTGATGGCCACGGCCATGATCAGCATCGCCGGCGGCATTCTGCTGGTCGCCTTGGCCGCCAAGCTTCTCGGCTCCCTCGACGAGGACGAGATGCTCAAGGCCCTTCGAGCGCTGGTGGTCGTCACCGGAGCCCTCATCGCGACGGCGAAGGGACTCAACGGGATCAAGATCAATCCCTCGGCCGGCCTGACTCTGATCGCCTTCGCCATATCGCTGTCCCTCGTCGGCCTGGCCCTCAAGATTCTGGGGAACCTGAGTCTGAAGGAGGCCCTCGAGGGCATGGCGCTCATGTTGCTGATCTCGGTTCAGATGATCGCCATCGCCCTGCTCGCAGGAGACATGAAGAGCACTTCGTTCCTGAATCTCCTGGCAATGGCGATCGCCATGCAAGTCGCGGCCCTGGTGCTCGTCCAACTCGGTCTGCTTCCATGGCAGGTGGCCCTTCAGGGGATCATCGTCATGGGCGCGGTGGTCGCCGAACTCGGCCTTCTCGCCCGCCTCGCCGGGGACGTCAAGCCGAAGGCGGCACTGGGTCTCGTGGCCGCTGCTGCGGCCCTCCAAATAGCATCGACCGCGATCATCGCCCTCGGTCTGCTTCCATGGCAGGTGGCCCTTCAGGGGATCATCGCCATGGGTGCCGTTCTGGCGGAGATAGTCATAGCATCGTCGATGATGAACGGGAACGTGGCGGGCGCGAAGACGATGGCTCTCATGGCCGCGTCGCTCGTCCTGCTGGCCGGCAGCCTCAAGATTCTCGGGTCTATGCCGTGGCAGGCTCTGGCCCTCGGTCTTATCGGTCTGGCGGCGGGGCTCGGCATCATCATCGCCGCTGGATTCCTCGCCGGGAAGAGCGCCGCTGGATTCCTGGTCCTGGTGGCCGCCATCAAGGCCATCGGCTTCGCAATCATCGGCGTGGCCGCTCTGCTGACCGCGATCACCGCCCTTCTCGCCGCGATCGCGGTGGTCGGTGCGCCGGCGTTCGCCGCTCTCGCGGGGGGCATTGTGCTCCTGGCGAATACGATTCCGACCATCGCCAAAGCGGTGATGGACGGGCTGATGGTAATTCTCCAGTCGATCATCGACAACAGGGAGACGATCGCCCAGTCGATCGCCGCATTGATCATCGCCCTGTGCGAGGCGCTCGTCGCCAGCATGCCGTCCATAGTGGCCGCTCTCGGAGCGCTTCTCGACGGAGCGATCCAGGTGCTCGTGGAGTACATCCCGAAGATCGTCGCCGCGGCGATCGACATCATCATCGCCCTGCTGGTGGCGATCGGTCAGAGGGCTCCGGATTTCGTGAACGCCGCTGTGAACCTGATTCTCGCGTTCATCAACGGAATCGCCAGTCGAATCGGCGACGTCATCGCCGCGGCGTTCAACCTGATCATCTCCTTCATCGAAGGACTGGCCAACGCGATCGACACGTACGAGGGCCGCCTCCGCGCGGCCATCGGCAAGCTGATCAGGGCCATCGCCAGGTTCATCGTCAATTCCGGGAAGGACCTCCTCAAAATCGGAGGTGACATCATCGGCGGTATCGTCAAGGGCATCGGGAACGCGGGTCACAAGATCAAGGACAAGATCGTGAGCTTCTGCCAGGGCGCGTGGGAGAGCGTCAAGTCGTTCTTCGGAATCGCGTCCCCCTCGAAGCTCATGGCGGAGGTCGGCAAGAACGTCATGCTCGGCGCCGCGAAGGGCATCGAGGACAACGGCGACGCCTTCGTCGACGAGACAGTGGCGGCCGCCAAGAACGCGAAGGACGGCTTCAACCGCGCTCTCTCCGACGGGTTCGACGCGGAGTTCTCGTCCTTCCAGCCCACGATCGTCCCCGTTGTGGATCTCACGGAGGCTCGCAAGGGCCTCGAGGCCATGAGCGGCGACATGGTCAGCGTCGGCGCGAGGATGTCCGCTTCGCTTCCGGCGAAGCCCTCGTCTTCCGAGCCCTCTTCGACGGGGGATGCGGATCGGCAGAGGAACGTGGTCGTGACGCAGAACAACTACTCTCCGGAGTCACTGAACGAGGCGAAGATCTATCGGCAGACCCGGAATCTCGTCAGCATGCTGCAATACTCATGAGGAAGGATTTCCATGATTCTCGGAGTCAGCATATTCTCCGATAACGGCGAGTCCATCAGGCTCCCGCTCCGGGATTTTTGGGGAACCGGTCTCGCGATCACGAACATCACCGGACTGGGCCCCGTTAAAAGCGATCTCTGGATCACGAATTACGGGGCCCAGTCCGGGGGATACTACAACGGTTCTCGTATCGGCACCAGGAACATCGTCATGACGATACGGCCTTGCGGTGACGATATCGAGAAGCTGCGCAGATACGCATACCGGCTGTTCGATGTGGAAGAGCACGTGACACTGGTGATCGACACGGATTACGGGGATAGGCGCATCGACGGCTACGTGGAGTCCTTCGAGGTCGATATGTTCTCGGCCGCAGAGCAATTCGTGATCAGCATCCTGTGCCCCCGTCCGGAGTTCACCGACGGATCCGGGGTCGTGCTGACGTCTTCGAGCGCGGACACGATGAATGCGAAGTTCGAGTTCCCGTTCGAGTCCCGTTGGCTCATGGACGACATCGAGTTCGGGACGCCGCAGGATTATGCCGAGAACATCATCCACTACGGCGGCGAAGTGCCGACCGGATGCGAGATGCACATTGATATTCTGTCCGATCCCGGGAAGAACGTCGTCATCGAGGGACCTCGCGGGACCCGTGTGGTCGTCGACAATGTCAACTCCGTTATCAAGAAGGACGGACGGCTGGTTCTCAACACCATCGTCGGAAAGAGAGAGGCGTATTACGTCAAGGACGGAACGCGAACCGATCTGGCATGGACACTGTGGAATCAAAGCAATTGGCCGATTCTGTATCCGGGTTACAACACGATAGTGGTGAAGACCGACAATCTCTTCGAGGTTCGGATGACCTGCTATTACCAGAATCTGTATCGAGGCATCTGATATGTTCATGATCGAGTACCCCACTCGGGGAGCGTACGGCGCCGTGACGCGCGAACAGCCCTCGCTCATCATTGACGACTTCTACTCCGCTTCCTGGACCGAGCGCTTCTGGGACATCGGGGAGGCCCATCTCGAGCTGCCGATGAAGTACTATGCACTCGCGCTCGACGCGAGGCGATATCCGAATGGTCATTACCTTCATTTCTCCGAGAGCGAACGGGTTATGAACCTGTGCTCCGCACGAGTGGTGGCCAAGAGGGACGACCCCAGGCTCATCCTCAACTACAAGTCCCTTGAGAACTTCCTGTCGTTCAGGCGTGTTCACGAGGGCCCGATGGGATGGCCGTACTACTCTCCGCCGATCGCGGGTGTTCAGAACTACACACTTCTCGATATGTGGCGGTATTACTTCGCCACCCGATACCGAGTTCCGTCGATGCAGTACTACAAGGATCCGAAGGTGTCCGATGACTGGATCGGGCTCATGCGTCTCGATTTCAACGTCGGAGACACCGTTCTCGACGTGACCAAGAAGTCGTGCATGCGCACTCTTCCGTTCCGGCAGCGTCACGGCTTCCAGATCAAGGTGGAGGGCGAGGAGAAGCGCTGGTGGAACATGTATATCATCGGTGTGGACGCCCCCGATCCTCTTCCCGACTGGACGGACTATATCGAAGCACTTGAGTTCGGAATCGACTCGGGCAAGTACGCGAACGCGGCCCTGGTAATCGCCCCGAGGGTCGAGGAGACGAAGAACGCGGCTGGAGTGTACGACGGCTACCGAGAAGTCGGCAAGAGAATATACGACTCTCCGACGTATTACGAACCCGGGCTCGTGGCCGAGTGGAACAGGGTCGAGAAGAAGATCGAGTACCAGCTGGACGGCAAGGACTACAAAGAGGCCATGGCGATGTTGCAATACATCGACGACGTCTGGAGTCAGATTGGTACTCCGAACGATCCGGGTATAGCGAAGAAACTGGTCAGGGAGCAGTCCTCCGTGCAGACCGTGGCGACAACTCCTGCGACTATATCGAAGGATCTCAAATACGGCAGGGACTATCGCCTCGGGACCATGTTCCGGTGGACTCCGTACGCCGGGGTCGGCGTATACAACACCGCATGGTATGACGCCTCCACGTCCTTCGAGGCGCTGGTGACCGAGTACACGTGGACGATCGACGATTCCGGTGTTGTCGAAACTCCGGGAATTGTCATGTGAGAGGAGCGCTATGGCGCAACGTTTCGGATTCTTCGATTCCATCAACAAGGATCGAAGATACAACGCCACCGATATGGGTCGGATGTTCGACGGTCTCATTCGGGATGGCATTTATATGAGTTATCTCGAGGCATTCGCAGTTCAACCGGCCGGGCAGATGACCGTATGGGTTCGACCCGGGCGCTGCTGGTTCAATCACCGCTGGTTCGAGATTGATGAGCCCTTGAAGCTGGACATCGCTTCGGCGCACACCACTTGGGCGCGATGGGACGTCATCGTCATCGAGGTGAACGAGGCCGAGACCGTCAGGTCGGTTTCGCTGCGCATCATGCAGGGGTCTCCCAGCAGTGCACCGTCCGAGCCCCCCATCAGCGGAACGCAGACCCTTCACCGGTATCCCATCGCGGCGATCAACGTGAAGGCGGGAATGACGTCGATCAACTCGTCGGAGATATACGATCGTCGTGGGAGCGATGCATGCCCCTGGGTCGCCAACATCAACGGTTCGATCCCGGTCAAGGGGCTCACCGATCAGATGAGCGCCGAGTTCCAGGCGTGGTTCTCCGGCCTCAAGAACGCCGCTCTGAACCCCCCCAACGCCAACGCCGAATTGGCGGCGGTGAAGAGCGAGGTCGTGACCCTCAAGAGGCACTGGGACACCGGCGGCATGCCGGCCGGTTCGATCGCACCTTCGACGAGGATTCCGCTCATCGCGTCCGATGGCAACACGTCGACTTCGTCCGCGGATGTTTTCGCGTATGAGATCTTCGACGGGATTCCGAGCGCCCACAACGCCCTGTACCGCGGGAAGAACCTCGGATCGGTCATGACGACGGAGCAGGCCGCGGAAGTCGCGGCCGGAACGTTCCGGGGTTTGTGGCTGGGTGACTACTGGACGAACGGGGGGCGTGATTACGTCATCGCCGGATTCGATTACTGGTACGGGCTTCGTGGTGTTTCCCGTCATCATATCGCAGTGGTGCCCAAGTACAGCGTGAGCGGGAACGCGATGCACTCCGGAAGGATGACGAACGGCGTATATTACACCGATATGTACCAGACGGTGCTTCCCGGTTTCCGGACGCAGTTCCAGAACGTGTTCGGAAACCGGATCATCAACCATCCCGTCGTGTTCATCAGCAGTTACGATGCAAGTTCCAATCCGAAGAGCTACACTTCGTTGGACGTTGATATTTCCATTCCGGATCCGGGCATGGTCTCGACATCCGGGTGGACGACGGGTATCAGCGACGGGGTCACGAGGAACCGGTCCTCCGGCAATCGCCTGCTCCCCATCGTGCTGCTCAACAGTGCATTCGCCAACACCTCGGCGAACGACGGGTACTGGCTCAACGCCTCGTACGGCCCCAGTTCGGTCGCGTACATGCGCAACGACGGAAGTATCGACCAGTCCAATCCTGCGAATAGCAAGTTCGTCTGGCCGATCTTCGCAGTTAGCGGGTGATATTCTATTGCACCCACATCACATCGAGCTGATACTCACCGT